TATTAAAATATAAAATATTTGTTATTTTTATATAAAAATTTTACAAAATATTTTTTAAGAATGATTCTCTTCTTAAGTAGTAATATCAACATCAAAATTTAACATCAATAATTTATGGTCAGAAATACGAAGATTCTTAGGTGTAGCATTTTCTTTAAAAAAAACTTCTTCGGTAATATCCATAATCTCCATTACGGGATTATTAATTGATTCACCTGCAAATAATATTCTATCACACATTGATGGTATTCTAGGTTTTTCATCTTTTATACAATTAAGTCCGTCATTACATGTTTCAGTTTTTTTACCAGATTCATTTTGTAATTTATATCCTTTTGTATTTCCTATACTACCTTCTTTAAATCTACATGTAAAAAAAAACCCTGTTTTTACCATATTTTCTATAAAAGAAATAATTAAATTTCTCATATTATTAGTATTAGTTTTATTATTTTTTTCGGAACAAGTATTTGAACTATTACTTACACATGTAGAAACAGTTTTTGTATTATTTTTATTACTGCTTACATTATTATTGCTTACAGTACTACTTGTATTACTTGTATTACTACTTACAGTATTACTGATTACAGTATTACTTCTTACAGTACTATTTGTATTACTGCTTACAGTACTATTTGTATTACTGCTTACAGTATTACTTGTATTACTGATTACATTCCTATTTTTCATTTTAAGTAAAACATTATATAATTCATTTTTTATTGTAATACGGTTGTTGTTACCATTTTTTATATTAGAAGGAAATGCATTAACACCATGTTTATAAATATATTCTGAAACTGATATTATTTTATTAAATAATACTGAATTTGATTTTTTCCAAGTAAATAATTTACGAATATAAGATTTTGATTTTTTTTTAGAACTTACACTTGTAATATTATGATTACTCATAAAGGAGTCAATTTGTTTTAAATCAAACGGTATTCTAAAATTTAAATCTCCACAAAAAATTATAATTGCACCTTCACTATGACTTTTTGCTAAATTAAATTCATCTATTAATGATATAAATTGATCAGTTCTTTTTTTAAGACCTTGATTTCCTTCAGGATAAAGATTTGATATTTTTCCTGTAGCATTAAAATATAAATGTGTAGTAATAACTTTAAATATTTTTTCATTTAATTTAAATGTTGCACATATTGCACCTTTATAAATACTTTTATGTTCAATCTTTCCTAAACTACTTTCTTCACTTACTTTAAATTCTATAGAATTTAATAAGTATTTACCATTATTAATTATTGTATTATTTTTATTATTATATACCGTATCATTATTATAATATATATATAGTTTAACATTTCTATTAGTAATAGACGTTGTACCTAAACGTGTCGAAAATATTTCTTTTTTTGCTAACATATAATTATTTGATTCTAATTTTTCATTTAAGAATTTTTGGAAACTAATATTTTTTAATAATTGTATATTTGATTCACACGTACCTACACATATTATGTCAGGTCTTGAATTTTTAATTTTTGATAACAGATAGTTTAATTCTGCTTTTTCATATGATTTATTTCCTTCGTTAAAAGTCATAATTAAAAATTTAAGGTTTTTTCCGTTCGGAGTTTCTTGTTGGCTTGAAGACATTTTAATATATAAATATAATATATAAAATATTTATAGTAATATTTTAAAAATACATATAGTTTATTCTATTTTTTTATAACGAACACCATGAATAAAACTTAAATAAGGTATAGGTAAATAGGCAATTAAATTATATTCAAAATTATTATATGGAAAAGTATTAAATATAATATCAAATAATGGAGATGTAAAACAATGTGCTTTTTTATGAGAATTTTTATGATGATATATATGATATTTTATAAAAATTTGATTTGAATCTTTATTTTTATGAATATAATAATGCATATTTTCAAATGAAAATAGTCCTAACATATGTCCGATTGAATATGAATATACATAACTTTTATTAAATAATGTTGAAATAAGTATTATAAAAAATTCAACTAATATATATTGGAATCCTGGAATATGTGTAGATTTATCTGGATACATATGATGATAGCCATGTAATTTATAATAATATTCGGTATTTTCCAAAAAGTGTAGTATAAATCTATGATAAAAATATTCCCAAAAAGACCACATAAACAGTCCAATAAAAAAACTATATGTATTAAATCCATTTGATATAACAAATAATGTATTTATAAATAACCAAAAAGTATAATTATATAAAAATATATTATAATCACTACTTGAAAACAAAAGTTTTTTAATAAAAATTAAATTATTAGAATCACTCTCTAATTTTGATTTCATAAAACTATTTAAAATCATTTTATTTTAAATAATAGTTTTATTTTTATATATAATAATTTTATTTTGTTAAATTTTACATGTAATATAAGATTAATTTTATAATGTAAATTACTTATTAACTATGTTAATTAAAAATATTTTACTTTTATTAATGTTAATATCATATATAATACCTATTATTTATGTAAAAATATTTTTTAATATGAATTCTTCAATTTCGGATATAATATCAAATGAAAAGAATGGAGGTGTTAATAAAATCGTATTAATACCAATGATTTTAATGGGATTTTTTACAATTTTATATGAAATTAACCGTAAAGACGTTATATCATTTATAATAATTATATTTTTACTTATTGGTATAATAGGTGTTATTTTTATAAATATTCAAAATTCTCTTCATTTTTTTTATGCATTTATTGTTTTTATATCAATAATCTCCTTTATGATATATCATACATTAATTATAAAATCAAATATATTATTTAATATGGTTTATATGAATTTATTGTTGATGGATTATATTATTATTAAAATAAATGATAATATATTTTATCATGAAGTATTATATATATTAATATTTGGAGTTTTTTATATATTGTTGCATTTTATAAAATAATTTTAACACATTATTCTAAATATAATGTTCTATAATATTTTTATAATAAAAATATGCTAATGACGCACCTATTAATTGTGCAATTACATATATAAATACTGATTGTATTTGAATATCATTATTTAGATAAAACATGAATGTTACTGCAGGATTTAGGTGTGCACCTGAAACAGAACCAACTAAAAGAATGGCAATTGATAGACCTAAACCAATTTTTAACCATGCAAATAATTTATTATCATTCTTTACTGAATTTACACTAATAATAATTATTGACAAGAAAACGAATGTTCCTAATATTTCCGCTAAAAATTTACCTAACATTATTATATATATTATTTATATACATATTTATTTTTATAAAAAATTAATATACATATTTATTTTTATAAAAAATTAAATAATAAAAATAATTTAAATAATTTAAAAATAGCTTAAAAAATAATTTAAAAAAAAGTTAATAAATAATTAATAATGACTGATAAAATTTGTCACTGGATATCAAACAATACATATTTTTATTTTGAAACATTTGAAGAATTTCTTAAAAAAAATCCTCAAATACCTTTATGCAATAGAGATTATATAGAAGAACGTGTGAACGAGTTTTATATAAAATTAATAAATTATAATAATCAAGTTGGTGATGGAACTATTCCATATCTTAATGTTATACATACTGCTTTTTTGAATAATGTTCTTTATATATGTGATGGACAACATAGGTATTATTCATTAAAAAAATTTTATGAAGAAACACGAATTAATTTCAAATTTCCATATGTAATGAAAGTATGTGAAACAAAGGATGAATTACGTAATTATTTTAAAGACTTAAATAATATTTTTATATTACATGAAATTATTTTAGAAGATGATAAAATTGATTTACTTGAACGAATAAAAGTTTATATGAAAAATAAATATTCTAAACATATATCACAATCATCTAATCCGCGTTTTCCAAATATAAATATAGATCAACTTGTTCATTTTTTATTAAATTCATATAAAGGATATTGTTATACGGAAATTATTTCAAAGATGGAATTATTAAATAATAAGATTAAAGAAGAATGTAAGACATCTAATATTGAATATTATAATCTTGGAATTAAAAAACAAGGATTTTTTATTGGTTATCTTTTTATAAAAACTGAAAATGATAATAAAAGAAAAAAGATACCTCAAACCGTCAGAAATAGTCTTTGGTCAAAGACATATAATGACAATATAAATGGTAGATGTTATGTATGTAATGGAGATATTACAATACATACATTTCATGCAGGACATAAAACAAGTGTTAAAAATGGCGGTACAAATAATATAAATAATTTAGAAATATTATGTCCAAGTTGTAATTTATCAATGGGTGCTCAAGATTTAGAAGAATTTAAAAAAACCTATTTTTAAAATTTTAATTTAATGATAATCTTATAATAATTTTATTAATAAATGTATTAATAAAAGTATTAATAAAATAATATATTTAATATATATTTAATATATATTTTATAATCGCGTAATACTATCACATATAGGTAATATATCCTCATCATGTGTTATAATAATGACAGTTCTATTTTTAGATATATCTTTTATCATTTCAATTATCTTAATTCTGTTATTTTTATCAATACCTGCAAGAGGTTCATCAAAAATTATTATTTTATAATTTGATTTTAATATAGCTCTTAACAGAATAATAATTTTTTGCATACCTATAGATAAAAATGAACCTCCTACACCACATTCACTATAAATACCCTTATCTAATCTGGAATATATATCAAGTAAATCATATCTTTTCATAAATCTTAATACATCTGCTTCACTCAAATGATTATTACCATACATTATATTTTCAATAACCGTTTTACTATAAAGAGTTGTTCGTTGATTTACATATACAATATTACTACGTAAATAATTTGTATCTATATATTGAATATCAACATTATTTATTAAAATTTGTCCACTATTTAATTTATATAATTTCATAATTAGTTTTGATAATGTTGTTTTCCCAGAACCGGATGAACCCAAAATACCAGTAATTTTATTAGATCCTATATGTAAAGTAAAATTATTAAAAATAAAATCATTTGAATCTAAATCATTATCACTATTATATTTGAAGCTTATGTTTGATAATAAAATACCTCCATTAAAATCAATGTTCTTTAATTTATTATAATTTTGCATATTATTATCAGTATTTTTTGAAATACTTTCTACAAAACTATTATATGAGTTTATATTACCAATTTTATAAAACATAAATGCTGATTCTTTATTTAATTTATAAAAAGAAACGAGATATATAGTTATTAATCCAACTATAAATATGAATAAATTTTTATCAACTTTTTTATCTTTATATTCATTAAATAAAATAAACATTATAATAAAAAATGCTGTTAAAGCAAGGATATTCATACATACAACATAAAAATTAGCTATATTTTCAACATTTTTTAATTTATTTGAATATGAATCACTACTATTTTTATATTTTTCTATTTCAGTTTCATGTTCATTATTAATATAAATATTCATTAAATTTGATAAATTGTCTGATATATTTTCATTAATGTCCGATAATAATTCTGCTTCTTCAGTAGATTTTTTAATAATATATTGACTATAAAAATAAGACGTTACTCCAAACAAAATATAAGTAATAATTATAACAATACCAATCTTAGTATTAATTGTTAATAAATAAAAACTTATAAATGTCATTATAATAAATTCAATAAGTAAGCTACTTAATATATGTCTTAAAAATGATTTTAATTCATTTGTTAAGTTAGAGAGTCTTGTAATATATTTTCCAATTTTAATATCTTCATATTGTTCTTGATAATTTGAAATCGTTTTTTCAAAAATTTCTTTACTAATAAATGATGAATACGTATTATAAAGATTCGATGAGAGATATTTAATAATTGTATTTAATATAATAATAATTAAATATACTACACACAATATTATTATAGATTTAAATATTGGATTTTGAAAGAAAGATTTTGAATTATTTTTTGAAAAATCCAGTGATGTAAAAAGATTTGCTTTAACTTTTGATACAAGTATACTTTCAATTGGATATAATATAAATATAATAATCAAATATATTAATAATGATTTTTTATTTTCATTAAAATAGTCAATAATATATTTTTTATAAACAAATGGTATATGCATATATTATAGATATATAGATATATAATTTAATATTTTATTAAAAATGAATTAAAAATAATTTATAAAATATATCTTTTATAATATTAAGAATATAAATGGATAATTCAGTAAATAATAATATTATATTTGATATAGAGAGTAATGACCAAATTATATTACCAATACCATATACAGAAGGACCTGTTCCATCCGTTGCTAAACCAAATACATATGGAAAATCACCTTATCCTATAGCGGAAAAGCCTACTCCTATTACACGTAAAAGTGACCAAATACAATATTGTAATACATTAGACCCAGCACCGCGCGATCAAAGGCTTAATGTGCCTTATGAAGGTGATAAAAACTGCCCTGATTATCCACAGCCCTATAGTAGAGATTCATGTTATTTAATGGATTCTAAAGCACAGGGTGTTGTTGGAGTTGTATGTAATACAAGCGGAGGGAGTGATAATGCAAATTTTAGAAGAGGTGGACAGTTTGGCCTTGATTATAATAATAATTTTCAAAAAGAATTAAACGATAAACAACTTGAATATATTGTTAATCAACCAGTTCAATCAAAAATGATAAGAGAAAATCCCGCAATAGTAATGGATACAAATACTTTTTATCCACAGCCATCATTTCCTTTACGTGGAACTAAAGATTTTTTAACATATCCTCTTGAACAAAATTATACGTCAAATGGTATGCCTACGTATGTATATCCTTATAAAACAATGAATAATGTATTTGAAGGTTTTAGTGATTATAGTGAAACCTCTATGAAAAAAAATCAGGCACTTTTCATGATAATTTTAATAATTATTTTTATTTTTTTCATATTTATGCGTTAAATATTATATATATTCATAAAAAATTGATGGAGGAAATTCCTTATATTATAAATACTATATTTTTTATTAAAAAGATACTTTTTTAAAGGAATCTTTGTGCGTTTATTTAAAAATGAGTTTACAGCGACAATCTTCTTCATACGAAAATGAAATTTTATTTTTGGAATTTTTAAAGGGAGAAATTAATATTTTGGGTGAAAGGGCTAGTAATTTAATCAAAGAACTTTCGAGTAAGTCGGTTAATTCTGAATGCTCAAGTAATGAGTATAAGGTAACTAAAAAGCCGAATTCAAAAGGTCCTATTCCCAAATCATCTAATAGAAGGAAGACTTCTTCAGAACCTTCTTCTGGTAAACCCTCTGGTAAGCCGAATGATTCTAAGAAAAATGTCAAAACATCGACCAAACCATCGGCTAAACCATCGCGCGATGCTAAGAATGACCCTTTACCGAAAGGTTTCAGGATGGATGACTTTTTACCAGACAATTTTGATATAAAGAAATTTTTCCCTAATGATGTCGCGGTAAGCAGCCATTCATCTGTAAATTTAACGGATGGTGACTTTTTACCTGACGGTTTCAATATAGGAGACCTTTTACTCGATGATGTCGTTGTAAGTAGTCATTCATCTGAAGATTTAACTATAGGTGGCGATTCATCTCAAGTTTTCACAAGTGACATTTTACCAGACGATTTCGATTTTGGAAGCCTTGTACTCGAGGATGTTCAACCGAGGACTGTTATACATTGGAAAGATGTCATTAGCGGAACGCAAAAACCAAGAGACCTTAATTCGAAAGATTACGAGTACTTATCAAGGTTGTTTCGTAATTCAAATGATACTAAAGATGTATTACCCGATGCATTAAACCGTTCGGTTATCTATCAGGTTATTGGAAACGGATTTTGTGGATTCAATGCCCTACTCGCATTAGCACACCTATATAATATTTTTCCACAGTCAGAATCCTATAGTTACGATTTTTTCATGGAGATATTAAGAAACAAATTAATTCAAGCTGGTATGGACAGAGAAAGACATAATGATTTTGATATTCGCGAAGTTTTAAGATTTTCGATGGAATTTTTTTGCCACCTCGATTTTAAAAATTTTACAGTAATTTGTATATGTCTTGATGATCAGACGTTTCGCTTTGATTCTTTTGGTTTTCAAAACATACGCAACACTTTTATCATTATTCACAAGGATGGGCACTTTAACGCTATGTATTTTGAAAAAAAAGATATCGAAGCAGTATATGCTAGATTTTCTATACAGAACACCTCGACCGTTTCTGTTTAAATTTGTATTTAAACAGACGATTTGACGGATGTATCTTGAAGAATAACATCACGGAAAAGTACCCATTCTGTTCAGTCTATAAAGAATGTCTCTACCGATTAGACCTAAATTTATATTTAAGCGAACAATTTACAATAAATAAACACACACACTTTTTAATTTATTATTTAAAAATAAATTAAACTTATAAAACAATCAAATAATTATTTTATACTATAAATTTTTTGAAAATATATAATTAAATATTATTATATAATATATATGATTAGTACATTTAATAGAACAATCAATAAAACTGTTAATAAAACAATGAATAAAACTGTTTGCGGAACTATTAATAAATTATCAAAAAAATATAATATAAATAAATATGTATTGTATTTTATATTACTCTTGATAATAGTATTTATAATAATATTATTAATATCATTAATAGTAATTATTGAATTATATCTTAAAATGTATTTTAAAAACAAACTATATAAAGAAAGTTATAATAATTATCAGATAAATTATACTAAATATGATATTGGAAATGAATATATTTTACCAAGAGTTATATATGGATATTGGGATAATTTGGAAGAAAATGAAATAATTCAAGCACATATAAATACATGGTATAGAAATGTTGCACCCGGTTGGAAAGTAGAGATGATAACACGAAAAAATGTTCATAATTATGTAGATCCTGAATTTTTAGAAAAGTTTCAAAATATAGATGCCGTAAGATTTTCTGATTTTTTACGCGTATACTTATTAAGTAAAAATGGTGGAGTTTGGATTGATGCAGGTACAATATTAATTAACGGAGATTTTCTTGAAAAATATCGTGAAGAGATGATGAGTCAAAAAATAGATGTTCTTATATATGAATTTAAAGCACATTCAAAACCAGAACAACCATATTTAGAAAATTGGTTTTTGATGTCACCGAAAGGTAGTTTATTTATAACGGACTTATATAATGAATTTAATAATGCATATGATATGGATTTTGTAAAATACAAACATGAAGTATTAGCACCAAAAATAAACTTTGAGAATTCTATGGGTGACGGTGATGGAACATATCATATGCAACACGGTATTATACATTTTTTATTAAAATCAAATAGAAATAGATATAATATGAGTATTAAAGATGCCGAAGAGAGTATGTTTAAAGCACAAAAAATAAATGATTGGGATAGTGAAAGACTGATTAGATATATTATTGATAATCCAAATCTTTCAGATGATTATTATGCAATTAAGTTAGTCGGCTTTAATCGTGCACCGATTAAATCATGTAAAACCGAATTTATTAACAAATTAAATAATTTATAATATTAAATAATAATACGATATATAAAAACAAATAATAAATTAATATTTTAACGGACTAATCTATAATAGATTGATTCACCTACTTCGGGACTTCTGCGTATAATTTTACATATTTGGTCTGTTTTCATTCCGTAATATTTTGCGACGGGGTCATTTTTAGACATTTTTGGTAATTTACCTTTTGTAGTACTGTATTTTTCAAGAACTTCTTTTTCTTCTTCAGGTGTTAAAATAATATGTTTTGGAACATATACATGACGTGTTATATTAAACATCATATTTTTCTTTAAAAAGATTTCTACATTTTTAAATGTGTCTTTCATTAATTCTTTTGAAACGGCACTATTCTCTTTTTCTCTTAATATTAAAATAATGCTGATATCAGGGTCATTATATAAATTCATGATTTTGGTCATTATGTTTTTTAAATCAGATTTACTGAAATTTTTAACTTCATTGTGGAAGTGTGAAAATATTTTCTTACCGTCGTCGTTTTCAATAAAAATATCAAGATTTTTGTTTTCATATTTTAACATAAATACCTCAAAAGATATATTTTCAGATTCAGGTATAGAAAATCCTCTGTCTTGAATCATTTCAATTACCGTTTTACGAACTTTAAATAAATTTTTTTTATCTTGGAAATCCATTTTATTATAATATATTATTATAAAATATCTTTCTAAGTTCATATTTAATCATTTTTTATTATATTTTTAATAAAATAATTATAATTATTTTTTAATTTTATAAAAATAAATATCTTAATAATTCATATATAAATGTCAAATAATAGTAATTCAATAATTCAATTAGAAAAAAATTAATAATTCAAGAAATCAATTAGAAGAAGAAATTAATAATTCAAGAATTCAATTAAAAGAAGAAATTAATAATTTACTTAATGATATTTTTCAAATTTATAAATCACAAAAAAACTCACAAAAAAACTCACAAAACAACTTACAAAACAACTCATCTAAGTTTTCAAATAAATTAATTGAGGACGTTAAATTAATTGTTGTCGATATGATAGATGATAACTTTAATATAAATAATGAGAATATAAATAGTATGAACATGAATAAAAAAAAGAATTGATTACAGGTAAGAAAGTTTAAAAATCTCAGTTTTTTTATAAATTATTAATTTATAAAATATTTTAATTATATTCTTTTCTAAAAAAACTATATAAATATCTATATTTTTAATATAATGTTTAATTCAGATGTTGTTAAAATTGTTTTAGATATACATTATGAAAATAACATTAAAAATATAAAAACATATTATTCAAAAATTTCTA